GATCGCTGCGGCGTATTGTCCGCTGACAGCGAAGATCAGCGTGGCGCCTACCGCCATGCTTCGATACGCCTCGGCGATGGCATCAGCGGTTCCGTCCATGGCCTCGTCCAACTCACCGGGAGCATAGTCACCGCGGCGGGTATGGACTGCAGAGAGGTCAAAGCCTATATCCACCCGGCGGCAATGGATGTTGCAGAGGTATCCGTTCTGCACGCCCCAGCGAAGATCTCTCTGAAAAATGATCTTGCTGAACACCGTGTCCAGACGGACCTTGTCTCCGCGATTCGGGGTAGCGGTGAAACCAATCAGCTTCTCCGGCCGGAAGTGGTCGAAGATCTTCCGGTATGTGCTGGCGGCCGCATGATGGGCTTCGTCGCAGATGATGAGCCGGAAGTCCTCCGGATCGAACTGATCCAGCCGGCGCACCAGCGTCTGAATGCTGGCGCTGACAACCTCCTCACCGTGGCTGTGCTGCTGGGCACGTTCGATACCGTAGGAGCAATCAAAGTATTTACGGGGCTGCTCCACCAGTTCCTCACGGTGGGACAGGATCAGCATTCGGCCTCCATGCCTGGGAAGATTTGCAAAGGTAACGGTCTTTCCGAGACCTGTTGCCATCTGAGCGAGGTACGCGCCAGGCGGCTGCGCCTCGATCGTGTCAATGCACTCGGTTTGATAAGTTCTCAGTTCCATAGATTTCCTCCAAAAACGTGGAACCGTGGAACACCGTGGAACTTGTGTTCCACACCTGAAAGCCTTGCGGCGCAAGGGTTACGGGGCAACCGTGGAACCGTGGAACAAAATTCTCAAAAACTTCCACGAAATTTACACATATATATCACTCGAACAAACGTCCATATATATGCACGTTCTTATATATGCTGTATTTTTTGTTCCACAGTTCCACACCCCACCAAAAAAGTGGTTGAAAGCCTTACGGCGCAAGGATTGTGGGCCGTGGAACCTGTGTTCCACGCACGTTCCTCATGTTCCACACTACAGCGGCAATTCATCCGGATCTTCCTCGTCATCCAGCTCCACGGTGGGTAGCCGCAGGCAGAAGCATTCCGTGGGGATACCATTGATACGCTTCCCCTTGGTGTTGGCACGCCCGCGGGTCTCGATCAGGGATTCTTGCTTCAGGTATGAGATCATGGCCGCTGTCGAGTATCCGGCGTCCTGCAGGATGCGCTCAAAGACAGAGCGGATGATATATGCCCGTCCTGGCTCCAATGCGCCTAGCACGTCTATATTGGGATTCTCAGACCGGCCACACAGCTTGTTCGAGTTCTGCGTGACCCAGTCGCATAGATATTTATAGCCCCGGTCACCGGCGGACACCGCCGCTTTGGATGCCAGGAACTCTGATATCTGCTCGATTGTCAATGGCTGCTGGGTACCGGAGAAGATCCATTGACAGGCCAGCTCGTCCGCCAGAATGATTGAGGCGGCAGCCATAGCCTGTTTCTCGGTGGTGTCACGGTCGCTGAGGATCCGGAACAGCTCACGGTACCGCTCTGATACCTGATCTACCACGCCCGGCTGGTAAAGCCGATCTACGAACTTCCGACCGGCAAAGCCGAAATTGCGTTTGACGGAATTGGAGATGCGCATACCATCCTTGATGACAGCTTGGGATGATTTGCATTCGATGTCGATGACGCGGTTTACAGCGCCGGCGCCGCTGGCCGTTCCGGTCAGAGGTGATTCTCCCGTAGTCAGGATGCAGTTTCTCCACGTGGGCGTCAGATCCACGCCGCCGGCACGGTTGCCGCGGGTGCGGCCGACGCCTTGCGCCAGCTTGTAGACGTCGAACATAGTCCGGCCCTTGTTGTCCTTGGCCAGCTGAAGCTCATCAAGGCAGAATGGGAGATTATTCAAGAACGCGGCTGTTTTTTCCATGCCGACCACAGTACCGTCAAAGGTCTTGACGTAAGCGCCGACAGCCGGATCTCCCCACACGCTGGCAGCCACCATCAGAGCGACCGTCTTGCCGGTACCAGAATCGACACCCCAGAGATGGACAAAGAATGGCAGGCAGTTCAGAGGCTCCAGCAGCACAGAGGCAAAAGAGGCAGCCAGAATGATCCGGGCTGTGATGGACATGCTCCGTACCTCAGCTGCTGTCTCCAGCCACTTAGCTTCAGAGCCTCGGCTCCGGACCGTCTGGAACATCGCCTTAAAATTGGCGTCACCATCGAAGATCAGACCGTCCACGAAAGGAGAAAAACCTGCGTCTGGTATGTAGCCGAAGCGCCCGATACTCTTCTTCTCCGGGATCAGATCGTAGTTCAGGTTTTCCATGTCGGAGATATACTGGATAAATGCCCTGGCGTTCTGGCTGTTTACTGCGATGCCGGAGCCTGCCAGATCCGTCACCTTGTTGGAGCTGGCCAGGACGGTCTTGCTGACGATGAGATGTCTCCAGACAGCGCCCTTTCGATATGCCAGCTGCAGTTTCTCTTCTCCTGTATCAATATTCACCAGTCGCTCCACCGGCATAATAGGGTGTGGGCAGGCTATCTCATCATTGAAACCGTTCTTCTTGTGAATCCCGAGGTCATCGGCTTCCCATTCGCCGGCGTTAAGCTCCAGCGGCTGATTGGTAAACTGGGTAACGTTTTCGATGTAGAGGGTGCCGCTCTGAGCCTTCAGGCTCTCCACGTATTTTTTGTACATGGACTTGAAGCCCCGGAATCCTTTTGAGGCAGCGTAGGCCGCAAGGGACTCCATCTGCGTGGCATGTACAAATGGCTGCACATGGAATTGATAAAGCTCCTCGTAGGGCTTAGTTGTCATGAAATCTTCTCTTTCATATTCCCAGACCGTAGGCTCTTTCACGTGATCACCCCCTTACCTAGGTTTTCTTCCAGCCAGTATTCCAGATACGGCTGACGGCGCAGCGCTTCGGCGTAGAGTGGATGAATGAAGCCGGCGGCGGCATCCTCTTTGGTCGGCGCAAAATATTTCAGGACTTCCCACCAGTAACGGTGCTCCACCGTCTTCTCGTGATATTCCCGCTCAAAGACAGCTCTCCTCTCGGCCTCACGCCTGCGGGCCTCCAGGATGGCCGACTGTTCTGCCCTGGAGCGCTGGGGAGCCTGGCTCAATCCCAGGCCGAAGTCCAGATCCAGGCGCAGAACGGCCTGCCGGAAATTGATATCGTAGAGCCGCATCACGAAGTCGATCACCGAGCCGCCGGAATTGCAGCCGAAGCAATGCCAGCCGCGGTCTCCTGCGTAGACCTTCAGCGATGCGGTATGATCTCCCTGATGGAACGGGCAGCGCATAAATCCTGCGCGGTTCGGCTCGAAGCCATAGTGCCGTGCAACTTCGTCCATCGTCAGACGAGCCTTGATCTGGTTCGCTGTGTCATCAGAACGGTAACTCGCCATCGTCATCACCCAGGTCGGTGAAGTCGCTTGCGCTGACATTTACCCCCGAAGATCTACCGGATGAGTGGTATGTGCCGCCGGAGTCTCCGTCGCGCTTGGAATCCCCAAAGTAAATGCTGTCAGCTACGACCTCTGCGCTGCGTCGCTTGTTGCCGTCCTTATCTGTCCAGTCTCGGATCTGCAGGCGGCCTTCCACCACGGCCATCCGGCCCTTGCTGAAATACTTATCCACGAATTCCGCTGTGCTGCGCCAAGCCACGATATCCACAAAATCGGTGACTTTCTCGCCGGACTGCTTATCCTTGAAATCCCGGTCAACTGCGATCGAGAACGAGGCCACAGCGGTACCGTTCTGCGTATGTCGCATTTCCGGATCCCGAGTCAGACGGCCCATCAGGAAGATCTTATTGAGCATTAGAAAAACTCCTTGTAGTTGAGAATCGATGTAAGCCGCTTCGTGGCACGGCAGTAAGCGCAATGCTCACAGCGGGTGGGCTGAATCTTCCCCTCCTTGATGGCCTGGTATCTGGGGGCATTGTCTTCTACAACCGCCAGAGCAGCGGCCAGATCCGTGTCATCAATGTACATGGCAGCGAGATCGGGCTCCGTCTCCTTGGTGCCGACGGCCAGAACAAAGGGTAGCATGTGGCCCTCAATGTGCTGGTAGATGGCTCCCTGGATGTCATAGCCGTAATATTCTACGAAGGGAACCTTGCAATGATCTTCGGCCGACCACACGGATTCCATGCTGGCCATAGCCTTCTGGTCGACAATGGCGCCGTCACACAGGCCCAGCGCAGCGGCCGCATTCGGAAATTCTGCGACGATCTTTGCACAGGTATCCGCATCCAACAGACTGTCAATCTTGATCTTAAAGGGAACGCCGGCAATCGTACCGGTACGGATGACCTGCTTTTTGCCGGACATGAGCAGGGAATAGAGATCATCTGCCTGCAGACGGGCAACGACCTCGGTGGCCTTGACGTACTCGGCCTTCAGCGTTCCATCCCGCTTGAAGATCTCCGGATGCTGCGCCTGGTAGAGCGGCAGTTCACCGGAGAACCATGCGTCAATATAGCCGCCGACCAGCAGAGCCGCGGAGGAAGGGGGACGATATTCCCCCTTCAGTTCTGCCAGCGCCGCCGCTTCGCACCTCTCGAAGGCCTTAAACTGCGTGGAGCCCATATAGGCCATATTCATTTCAGGAGAGTAATAATTCTCCGGAGTGACAACAGGAAGGGCCATTACAGCACCTCCCCGGTGTCAGGATCCACCGTGAAATTCTCAGGCGAGCTGTCCTGCTGCACTTCCGCAGCGTTTTCGGTCTCCTGCTGCATTTCTGCAGCGGCCGCGGCTTCCTTGCGCTTCTGGGCACAGGCTGCGCATAGGGGCACACCGTAGTTCTTGGTCGTATAAGCCGCCAGCCAATGAGCGTTTTTCCCCATAGCCGCTTCGATGGGATTGCCGCAGTCCGTACAGGGCGGCACAGGCTCCTGCTTCTGGACACGAGGTTTGTAGGGCCGGATACGGATGCCATCGGTCATGCCGCCGTCCTGCGGATCCCGGACATTGTGATCTACATACAGCTGGATCTGCTTGCCCACCAGCGTAGAAGCCTTGGCGTCGCCGAACAGCTTACGCAGCGTCTTGCGGTTGGTGGAGTTCACGATCAGCGGGCGTACCTGCAGGATGCCGGGGACACGCTCTTCCTTGAAGGAAAGAACGTCCTTGTTTTCTTTGCCGCGCTGCAGGGTCACAGAGCCGTACCACAGGCCGGCAATGGTGAGCACCGGCTCTGTGCCGTCATCGATGTCCTCGGCACCCAGGTACTCGGATTCACGCATCTGGCCGAGACGTTCATCGCCGGTCAGCTGGCGCAGTTTATCTTTCGTCATCATGTTTACTTTCCTCCGTCTGGTCGGCTGCATTTGGAATAGCAGCATTCACAATTGCCATAATGAACCGGCACTCTTCATAGCAGATGTTGGTGTCCGCCTTAATGACGATATCCATGATTTTGGCCGCAGCCTTCATCAGGTTCGCCATTCTGTAAGGTGGGACATAGAAACCGGTGGTTGCGAGAAGGCGCTCCTTTTCAGCCTGTAAACGTTCCGCAGCAGTCACAGCTCCGTCACCTCCAGCTCCTCGGAATCGGTCACGCGGGTGGCAATCAGCTGAAGGCCCTTAGCCTTGCACTTGGCGTACAACCGTTCACGGCTCTCCTTGTCCAGCCGCTCAGCGCCATCGATGAGGATAATCTCCAGCTGGCCGGGCTTGCAGACAGAGATATCCACGCACAGCTCCAGAAGCTCACCGTCGGACAGATTGGAAATGGGCAGGCCGTTGATCAACGGGATTCCATTCTCCACGGTCAGACCCTCCACGGGGATATGGGCCTCTGCCAGGATGGTTGCTGGCAGCTCACGAGCAAGCTCAATCTTGCGGGTCAGCTCAGCAGACTGGTCGGTCAGATCCTGCACCTCGGCCTGCATGGCCACCATACGCTGGTACTCGTTCAGATGCTTCCGCATCTCCTCGGCATTGGTAACCTCTGCCGCCAGCGCAGTAGTGTCCACAGGCTCCTGATCAGCATACTGTTCAGCCACGCCGACGTCCTTTTCCAGTTTGGCCTTAGCTGCCTCAAAATTGGCAGTGGCAATATCCACTCGATCCTGTCGGCGGCGGCTCAGCTGAGCCAGTTTCTCCTCGGTAGCCTGAAGCTCGGCCTTCATCCGTTCGATACTGCCCGTCAGAGCGGCGCGTTCGGCCGCAATATCCCGGTCAATGGCACCGATCTCTACGTCCCTGGAACCTTCCAGTCCCCGGAGCTTGGATGTGAAATTGGCGCGGAACGCCTTAGCCCGCTCGATCACGCTGTTCTTCTCGCGCAGCCGTTCCAGCTCCCTGTAACGATCCCCGATGGGATACTGGTTCCAGCGGTCATAGTCGTATCCGGAGGGAATATCCTTGGCGATGTCGCTGATGAAGGCCTGCTTGTTGCGGATGTCTCGGTTGATATTCTGCCGGGATTGGAAGTAGACGCCGTTTTCTGCCTGGATGTCGTTCAGGACCTCCAGAATATGCTTGGAGTAGTCAACCCCCTGCGGGATCTCGCCGAACTGCTCCCGGATCCAGTTCACATCCCAGTCAAACTCGATGAGGGAGAGGATCACGCGGTTCTTTTCCTGCCGGGAGAGTTGTGTGAACTCCACAGGATTCAGCTGCAGGGGCGTGAAGATCTGAGAGAGGAACTCGGCCGGCCGTGTCTGAAGGAGGGAACCGTCACGCACTTTGACCGTGCCGGCAGACTTGGCGGGCAGGGCCTTGCGGTCGATGGAGAGGCCGGTGGTGGTCTCGATGATGATCTCACCCTCATCGGCGCCCTGGTGGACGATGCAGTCCCGCTCAGAACGGTTTGTGAGGGCGAAACGGATGGCATCCAGCACGGAGGTCTTGCCGGCTCCTTTGGGGCCGGAGATCTCCACGGACTTCCCGTCTAGGGTGGTCTCACGGATGCCGAACAGATTCTTAATAACGATTTTTGAGGTTTTCATTGACAAAACTCTCTTTCTGCCCTTAAAATAGGGGCGCGTGAAAAGGATTGGCTTGTGCCGCCGATTCGGTCCCCTGCAGGTGTGCGAGACCTGCAGGGGATTTTTTATGCTTACAGAGCGACAACGAGCTTGCCGCTCTCGATCTCGGCAGCGAGATTCTCCTCCAGGAATGCCTTGATGGTGTTGCGGGCCGTCAGGCGCCACATACCGCCATCGGCCTCGATGAAGGAAATGCCGCGGTCATTGATGCGGATGAGGAAGGTGCTCTCCGGCTGCTCGACCTCCTGGAAGGTGCGGTAGGGACGGAGCTTGACGATGGGGCGGATTGCCTCGTTGGTCTGCAGGGAGACACCGCTCTTCGTGGTGACGGTGGTTGCGACGCCGTTGTCGTTGTAAATGACCTTGGCGCCGAGGGAGATATCATTGACCAGCTTCATCGCATAGAGCGAATCGCCGGTCTCCTGAAAGCGTGTACGCAGCGCAATCTGAGCTTCTTCAAAGCCAAGCGTGACCTTCGCATCCCATCCGGGGACATCGGTTGCGCTGGCAGAATAGAAGACTGCGCGAACGCAGCGCTGCGTGAAGTCAGGCTGAGAGAAGCAGGTCACATTGGTGGGCGAAGGGATGTTGACAAAGAGCGCGGGGGTATTGGCATCTGCCAGATGGATAGCCTCGGTGCGGATCATCTTCACGATGGAATCCAGGCTGTGGAGCTGAAGAGTGGCTGGCACGATCGGCGTCTCGATGACTTCCTGCGCACCGGAGGGTGTGATGACATATGCACGGCCGCAGAGGTCCTGCGTTTCCGGCCGCATACCATCAAGGATGTACTGAAGTGCTTCTTTAAGCATGGCGATATGGTTCCTTTCTTAAAATTAGGCCGAGTGGATCAGCCTGAGCTTCGGCGGAGCTTCCTGCTCCCCTGCATCTACGGCCAGCTGACCGGGAATCTGGGGAGCCATTTCGACGACCGTGTCTTCGTCCAGCACGTACAGCATGGTGGTGATGGCGTTGGTCGATGCCAGCGTAGACTTGGCCACGCACTCCACCACAATGGTCTGCCGGTCATCTCCGGGCTTGAAGGTGAGCGTGATGTTCAGCTTTCTGGCCGCTTTTGCCGAGGTGTTCGGATCCAGGATGTTCCGGATCATGGCTCGCATCTCATAGTCTGCACGCTCCATGATCGCGCCACGTCCCATTTCGAGGATCGATTTCTCCTGACGTTCATCCATAGGTTTTGCCTCCTTTCCTGCGTGATAAGGGTTCCAGCCCTCTGCCGGACGCCCCGCGGCAAATTTGAGCGGGGCCGCCCGGCAGGAGAGTAAAATGAGCGAAGGGCATCCGCCCGGCAGAAGGCTGGATGACGATGCTTCATCCGGCCGCTTCCTGGTAGACCTCTACCTGCTGGATGCCGAATTCGCAGGCAGCCTCATGGCTCTCGAAGAAGATATCCACATGGTTGCCCTTGACGGCGCTGCCGGTGTCCTCGACGATATACGGATGACCGTTGATCACAACCTCGCTGCCTTTGGGCAGCACATCCCAGTCGGCGGCGATGGTGCGGCCCTCCTCGGGGATCGTGCCGGTGCGTGTCTTCTGTACATAGTCTTCGCCGCGGCTGGGGTGGTCTTCCGACCAGATTCCGCAGCACTTGACACAGGGGCAATAGGCAGTAGCGGTGAACGTTCCAATGAGCTCTAACCGGTCAAGGCTGGAATAGTCCTCTGCCGGCTGCTCTGCAGGCTCCTGCGGCGTATCATCGACAGGGGAGGGCTGGGATACCTCCTGCGGTTTGAGCGGCTCACAGGCGTTCTGAGCGTGTGCGGCAGTGTAGCCGATGCAGACGCCCAGCGCCAGCAGGATCAGCACAAAGGCCAGGAACCGGATGTTTGCGGCACGGCGCTGGATGCGCCGGCGTTCTTCTCGTGTCAGTCGCTTCATAGGTCGATCCTCCTCAGTTTTCCGTATCCGACGGCGGGGGCGGTGGTAGTCGGAGCCTCATTGCCGGCGGCAAGGTAAGCGAGCAGCTGGTCCACATCGACCAGCTTTTTTCGCCCAACGTGGATGACAGGGACAGCACCGGAGGCAATCAGATGCCTTATGTAGTGAAGCGTGATCTCGCTATCGGGATCCTGCTCCAGGATCAGCCGGTATGCCTTCGACGCAGTACGCATTCTCGGCATGGTTTGTCTCCTTTCGTGGTGGATTGCCCTCTCTGGGCCTGTGTGGTAGACTGGCGGCAGAAAGGGGGTGAGTATATGACGATTAAAGAGTTGGACCAGCGTTTGACGTTGGTGTTAGAGGATTTCTCCAGCGAAATGCGTAGCGAATATGATGACTACAGCAATGAACCTGTTACCGGCGGGGACATTGCTCAGTTATCAAGACAGACCTTCTACGCGCTGGATGAATTCCGGAAAGAGATCATTAAGTACCTTGAATCAAACCGCTGATCAGCAGGAAGCCGTCAGTTGCCGCTGGCGGCTTCTTCCTTGCTGTCCAGCACAATCTGAATATCGGATCCGAACCAGACCATCCTGCGCTGGATATCTTTGATGGCCTGGATGTGCTCGAGAATTTCCTTGGCCGCTTTTTCGGCTTCCGAAATTCCGGTGATGATAATTCTTCCGGTCATGTTGTTCTCCTTTCTTAAATCTCACGCTCATGCGAAAGTTGATAAATCTCAACTTTCAGGAGAAAAAAAGAAAGCGCCAATTTCATCGACGGAAATTTTAAGCGCATCACAGATCTTGTCAATCTCCTTCTGCGTGAATGGATACTTACCAGAGAGTTTCTGGCAGAAATGGCTCTCGCTAATTTCAATGACTTTAGCGAGACTTTTCTGTGTATAGCCACATTCCTTAATACGACCGCACAGTTTTGAATAGTCCATTGTAGGCATCAGTTCATCTTCCTTTCTGAGTTGATAAATCGCAACTAACGGGGTAAGCCCAATATAACCCAATAATTTTCAAATGTCAATACCAAATGTTGATAAAACTAAATTTTTAGAAAACGGTATTGATTTTTCGCAACTGCACGTTTATAATAACGCTAACAAAGAAGTGGAGGATCATATAATGGAGAAACCGTCAACCTTTGCAAATCGTCTAAATATGGCTCTTGAACATAGGCAAATAACAAAAGCTGAGCTTGCTAGACTTTCTGGACTTAGCAAATCCAGCATCACAAGATATGCAAAGGGTGACTGGGAAGCAAAGCAGGATGCAGTCTATGCTATTGCACAGGCACTCAATGTAAACGAGGCCTGGCTTATGGGCTATGACGCCCCCATGGAACGGGTTTATTCTGAACTTTTGGCTTCCATCGCCGAAGACAATAAGAGCGGCCGCACGGCGGCGGTGGAGGAGCTGCGCCGAACCTACGGCACAGAGCACAGCATCCATTCCACCTACGGCTGCGACGATAAAAAGAGAGCCACTCTGCTGTACTATAAAACCTTGGAGCGGGATGTTGCTTTGTCCCTGACCGATATCATCTCCACGGTTGACCGACTCGACGGCCGCCAGGCCGAAAAGGTCACGCTTCTCCTCCACGCTTACCTGAAGGCCGGGCAGCCTATCCGCAACATCGTGGATACCGC